GCGGCAAGCTCATCACAAATTCCAAGAACGTCTTGTCGGCAAACGGCACGCGCGCCTCCAGCCCGGCGCCACTGATGCTCTTGTCCGAGCGCAGCAAGTCAAAGCAGCGCACGTCCCGCACCATGCGCCCATTCTCCCGAGCAAATTCGTGGTCGCTGGGCGCCTTGGTGAACCCGCGGTACGACCCGAAAATTTCGTCGCTCATGTCGCCGCAGAAAATCACCACGTTGTCCGTGTTATCGTAAATGTACTTGCTCACCAAGTAGTTGCCCACCGACGCGCGCACGGTGGTGGTGTCGTAGCTCTCAATCTGGTAAATGGTGGCGTCAATCGCGTCCAAAAACTGCTGCTCCGTCAAGCACACCTCGTGGTGGCGCGTGCCTAAATACTCGGACACGCGGCGCGCCCACTTCAGATCCACGGATCCCTCTAATCCGATCGCGTACGTGTCCACTATAGGTGGTTGTTGCGCTTGTGCTTGGGCCATGAACTTCACCACCAGCGCGGTGACAATGGAGCTGTCCAGCCCGCCAGAGAGCAAGCATCCCACGGGACGTTCGCTCATGAGGCGTTTGCAAACTGCCAGCTCAAACAAGTTGCGCAACAGCACGCATGCGCGCATTTCTAAAACTTCGGGCGAAGCGTTCACGTCTTCGTCCAACAGCGCGGTGCCGAAATTGTAAATGTACGGCACTTCTTGCGTTTCGTCCACATGCAGGTCTTGGTAATACGACTGTAGCCGCGTGTCAAGCCTGGCATTGGACTCCGTTCCAATCTTGGACACCGTCATGCAGCACCCGCCTGGAAACTGCTCCACGTGGTCGCAATGCTGCAGCGCCTTCATTTCGCTGGCCACTGAAATGTCGCGCTCGTATTCACTGGAGCTGCCGATGTAGAGCGACCGCACGCCAAACGGGTCGCGCGCAACATGCACCAGTTCCCGCACTCGGTCAATGAGCACCAGCGAAAACACGCCGTCCAACTCTCGCAGGGTGGCTTGCATGTCGCCGTTGAACAACCGGTACAGGTGGATGACCACTTCGCAGTCAGAGTCGCTCACGCAGTTAAACTCGTGTTTTGCAACGAGGTTTCGGTGGTTGTATATCTCGCCGTTGCAAATGAGCTCGCAGTCCAACATGCTGAAGGGCTGGTCACCGGATGCAGTTAGACCGTTGATGGCAAGGCGGTGGAACCCGACGCAGCGCTGTCCGTTCACAATGAACCGACTGTTGTCCGGACCGCGATGAGAGATTTTAGCAAAATTAGACTGTAATTGGTGCAACGTGCTCATGGGAATGCGCTTATCGGAACCAACGGCTTCGTAGTAAAATATGCCGCACATAATGCTATTGCTTTTGCGGATTGCTGACGAGGATGATAAACAATGAATTAAACTCTTTAAATGGATGTTCAAAAAAATATAAATATATTGATATTACAATACCAATACGACGCCACAATCCATAAATCCATATATGATGCAGCACATTCAGGAACCATTTTACGGGGTGCCCCGAAGCGTGGCGTATTGCCAGCAGGAGCGCACCGAAGAGTTGAGTCAGCGCATGCGCGACCGCAACATTCCGTCGGCGCCGTTGCAGCCCCAGATGTGCGCGCGCCCGGTACTTACCAAATACGCGGTCATGCCCATTTTAGACCAGCGCAAAGAGGCCACTGTGCCGCTCGCAACCTATCCCGTGTACAACCCGGAGCACGTGTTCAACCCTGGCAGCGCGGTGGCTCCGTGGTCCGGATACGCCACGGCGGTCAACGTGGAATCCACGCTGCGCAACCAGTTTTTCGCGCTGCAAAAGTGCGAGCAGTCCGAATACGTGCCGTCGTCCAAAAGCGACCTTTACAACGTGCGCATTGACTCGCGTCAGATTGAGCAAACGCACCCGCTCTTATTTAAAACCGAGAAGTTTGCGCCCATGAATCCGGACTGCTTCAATTTAGCCAATCGCGTGTTCAACAACTCCACGCGCACAGACATTAAGAATGTGGAATAAAAAAAATATATGTAAATTTTATAATTTAAATTGTTGCATAATTAAAACAACGATGGCGGAAGCAGGACGCGGCGACGCCCCCCCCCCGGATAAACCAAATGCAGGAAAATCAAAAGAAGAAAAACAAAAAGAAAAAGAACTAAGGGACGCAGCGAGAAACAGAGTAACAAAACGAAGACTACACGAGCCGTCCGCGGCGCCTCCGGGTGTGTTATCCAGACCTGTGTATCCTCCCGAGTCGTTTGCGCAATCAATTGCTGCGGGTCTGGCTAACATACGACAACCAGCCCCAGATGATCCTGCGCGCTATCCCATAGTAAAACTTGTGGCCATATCAATTACTCACGGTTCTTCCGTTGGCGAAATGAATTGTCAGGCGCTTCCATATGCCACGCATGATTTTCGCCATGTGTTTTTTTTTGGGGATGAGTACCGAGACATATCTTTTACTGACCCTAGGTTTAAAGAGTTGTTTTCGTCAAAGAGAACGCCATTCAAACCAGATAAACAGACGATGGATTTGTTGCTTGGAATGGACAGACCTAAGTGTAGATATGAGGAACCCAACGTTTATTTACCCCCAATTGTGTTTACGCTTGAACCGTCAATAGACCAATGGACATTTATTGCGCACAACTTAAAGATACAACGATTAATGGGCTTGTATTTATACATAATCAGACAAAATCCGGTAGACAAAAAACTCTTCATGCAAAAATTGAAGGTTGCGAATTATGATGATTTAAATCAAGAGATATACCTTACGTATTCAATCATATTCGGCAGGTTCCATAAATTTATTAAGGCAAATGCCGAATATCTCGAGTTTATGAAACTAGCCCAAAATCCTCTAACTGTTGGATTTTTTTGTTGCAGAGGGCCGCATTTGCGACGTTTGTACGTTCCATCCCATCTGACTTCCATAACAAACCCTCACACATGTCTTCCCCCCTTGCCGATAATTTCATATTCTGCTTCAACCTCGGTTGTGGTTCCGCCGCACGTATATCCTCGGTTGTTTTTACTCACGACGTATGCTTACACCACGTTGGAGAGTTTGCACCAAGGACGACAACCCCTTTTGCAGAGAGGGATGCGCAATATGAATTGGCAATCATGTTTGTACAACCTATTATTTTTTTTCCATATCATAAGCAGAGAATCCGCGGATGCATTGTCATCGGTCGCATCATCACAGCAAGTTCGGCAACTTTCCACCGATGTTTTCCTTGTGTCCGGCGAAAGCACACAAGAGGCCATTCGCATATTGAATGGGTTAATCCGCCCAACCGTGCATAGAGAGTACATCGTTCAACGTTTGCCAATTTTGCTTGGCATTTACAAAATAATGTTGGTTCTCAAAACGGCGGCATTCAATAATACGTATATTGTGTTTGTAAAGGTTTATCCCGCCGAATTCGTTCCAACGGAACCCAGCATTCCAAGTCAAATCGGACATTGGGTTGCAATTGCGCGGTTTAAAGACCAACAGTATTATTATATAGATGTTCAATCGAGCAAATACATTCCCATTACGGATATAAACGATATACCTACCCTATTTACCCTATTTACAGGATACGTTGTTATGGATTTATTGTATATTTTAACCAATACTCCATTTTTTCATGGACCGGATGTGTTGAATCTGCAGCTACCGTTAGAGCCACCACCGCCACCACCTTCAGAGACAGATGCAGGCTACTACGTCGTCAGTTCATCCGATTCCGATGGTGGCGGAATGCGACGAAGAGTCATGAGCAAAAAACGCAAATTTAAATCTAAAATGAAAACTAGAACCAACCGTCGCGCGGTTAAATGAAATACACGTTTGCCATCATTTATTATTGCAATAAGGAATAATGAATGCAGAACACGTCCGTTGTCGTGTATCAATTAGAGCGAACCTAGCAGTCCGTTCACGTAGCCCGACGTGTAGTAGTACACCACGGCGAATACGACGGCGTGCACGAGTGCAACCACGTGCTTGGAGCCGTTGGGGGGGATGCGCAGCAGCACGTTGGGGCTGAGCACGTAGAAGAGAAAAATAAGATAAATGATGCTGGAAACGTTAAACATTGTTTTGGATTTAGATTTATAATATACCACAATAAAAAAAAATAATTTTGCTAAATACTTCAAACCGTTTTTATCATTTTTTTTCCTCCCTCCAGAATCACTTTTTGCGCCTGTTTTTTACAGTTTTTGTACCCGAATCACTTTTTGCGCCATTAAAAAAATCATTCAAGTGTTCCATTATCTTTTTGCTAATGATGCGGTCAATTTCTTGTTCCATCGGGTCTTTCGGAACGTGGGTTGCGCTAAACCGCTGCATAAAAGTGGAAACCCGGTGTCGCAATTCGGCCGCACTTACGGGCGTGGTTGAACGCAGCGCATGACTCTGCATGAACCGGTCCGTCAAGGTTTGCACGCTCAGCTGATGCACGTACGGTTTCACGTTGATGTAATACACTTGCTCATGCTCCATATGGGAGTGCATTTGATCGTCCAAGAAACACACTTCAACGTTGGACGGCAACCGGGTGCACCGCATGAAATCGTCATACGTTTTGTTGTGTGTAGTGCGGCCTATTTCTATTATTTTCCCGTTCACTTTGAACGCTGCCACGATTTGATCAAACAGTGGCGCGCCCAGTTTGGATTCAATGTATTTAATGATGTGTTCCACCCATGCGCGAGGGCCATTGTTGTTTGTGTAAACCATGATCCCGCAGCACTCGTTGGCGTCCTTCTTCTGTTTTAAAAACTGCAGGATGTCCAGGATGTTGGGTCGCAAGAATTCGGGGTACGCGTCCATCAAATGGTTGAAGTTCGCGTATTGAGCCGTTGTGTCATGGTTCCATGCCGTTTGAGTCAGCGCATCGCAAAAAATGCCCAGTTCCACAAAGTAACCAATGGTTTCGTCCACGTCAAGTACCACGATTCTTTTTTTCGGGGAATTGGCCATGCGTTGTGATTTTAAAACCAAAAACAGGCGGGTTTTAACTATAATGATTAAATATTTAAAATTACTGGTTTTTTTATGGTTTATTTGTACCAACCACTGTTTTCATTTTCACTAAATTAAAATATTTTATACAGATTTAATAGGAACCCACGTTTTGGTTGGTTGGTTGGTTGGTTTTAATGAGCACTCCGCGTTCCATGCTTATGACAAAGACGGATTATGAGAAGATTCTCTCGTATTATAAAATACCGTTTGAGAATTTGAGCAGCCGCGAACTAAAACAAACGGCAGAAGACATTTTAGCAACAAAGTTGTGCAAATGCATCAAGGCTGTGGAGAAAAAGGCGGGCACACAAAATGCAATTGCGCTCTGCACTACCAGCGTTTTTGGAAAAAAAGGGTTGAAATACTTTGACATGTCGTGCAAGGGGCAAGCGCAGTTGCAATCCCGCAAAGGACGGAAACTTGCCAAAACCCGTAAAAACATCATGATGGTGAAGTAACCCTAATAAATAAATAACCAATCAATACAAACCCTCAAACAATGGTGCTTTTCTTCATTGCCGAATTGGCATTGACCGTTGCCTTCAAGTTCAGCACTTGGTGCTTGGGGAAAACGTTTGACGGCATCATGTACATTGTGAAACGCCGAAATACCGACAACAATGACAATAACGACAGCGACGATTTTGTTGTGATCTCTCATCAAGAATATTGTAGTCTAAAAAAAAACCACGAATTGTATTTGAACTATGCTTCTTCTTCTTCTTCTTCTTCTTCTTCTTCTTCTTCTTCTTGTTCGTCAGACGCGGAAGATGCGTCGTCAACATCCAAATAATCCAGTGCAACCAACAAAATGCGCTCTTGCTGACTCAGGCGTTGAAAAATTAAGCATTCATCCATATTGATGTGAAATAATGCCGGATTTGGGTATGTTTTACATAACAGCGACACCCCCTTTTGCCCGATTTTGATATCGCATACAATGCCTCCCCGGGCAAGCGTGAGTGCTTCTGGGTTTTTCAAATCAATCCAACGGATGTACGCCCCGTGAGTCAACCCGTTCAAATCGTCCACGTAGCGATAGTCTTTTAATTTAGTCATGTAATCCTGCAAAACGGAGGCAGCAATGCCGAGTTGATGCAGTTGGCCCAGTTTTTCGGCGGTGATTTTCCGCGTAGTCAAAGTGGTTATTACCGCATTGTTTTCATTTACCAGCGCCTTTCTAAAGAGCGGGTTATTGCAGATTGTGGATGATGATGCCATAGAAATGTATTTCTGTTTCTGTAGTATGCATGCATACTCTCTATTTATATTTTTTACAATACGTTTGGGATTGCTTGAAAGTACTTGTAAACAATATAAACATATCATAAAATATTAATGCAGCCAATTCCTGTGTTTTAATTCAATGTTCAAACAAATTAAAATGATTTCCCAAACCATCGTACACTCCATACGGAAATCATTCAAAATATCAAGACATATAGACCCAGTACCGACCCAAGTAGTCACATTAAAACCAGAACCAGTACCGACCCAAGTAGTCATACCAGAACCAGACCCAGTACCGACCCAAGTAGTCACATTAAAACCAGAACCGGTACCGACCCAAGTAGTCATACCAGAACCAGAACCGGTACCGACCCAAGTAGTCACATTAAAACCAGAACCGGTACCGATTCAAGTAGTCATACCAGAACCAGAACCAGACCCAGTACCGACCCAAGTAGTCATACCAGAACCAGAACCAGTACCGACCCAAGTAGTCATACCAGAACCAGACCCGGTACCGACCCAAGTAGTCACATTAAAACCAGAACCGGTACCGACTCAAGTAGTCAGTTCAGCGCCAGAAAAGTTAAACCCTTTAACCTTGTCGGATCATGTTTTCAGATACAAGCCATGTGATGCGGATACCCTCGTACGATGGAAATATGCTGATAAAAATGACATTCGCCAGTTGATTGCCATGATTCGGCCACTTTATTTGTTTTCGGAATGCAGTAAACGATGCATTAGAACGTACGAGTTATACAAGGACGACATACCCAGAATTATTCTGAAAATTAGAAAGCGTCCGCAATTAAACATTGACACAAGTGACATCAACTTAAACGACACTACGTCAATGTATCGCATGTTGTATCGGTTGAAGGAAATGATCGGGATATTTCATGTGAAGAATTTCATAGTTCGTGTTGAACACGCGTTTGACAATTCGCAAATTCGGTCCGAATATTGCGTGGTGCATCAACTCATAAAGCACGCAAACTATGACGGCACTCAGGGTATTGATTCGGAGCACCACGTCGTTGTGCCCGTGTGCGTGCAGCTCAACAACCTCGAAAAAATACCGGAATCAGAACGCACCCTGTTTCATCACATTTCTTACAGCATTCAACCCTTCGTTGGGAAATCCCAAACCTTGGACGCGTGGCTTCGCATAGAGAAGCCCCGCAATGAAACACTCACAACGGTGTGCGGGCAGCTGGCTCAGGCGCTGGTGTATTTGCACACGTACAACATCGTGCACGGCGACATTAAACCCGCAAACACGCTCGTGCGCATTTCGTCCGCAGCCGAGCCCGTGCTTTACCTGATTGATTATGGCATGTCGGGTATACACGACGCAAGTGAAGGAACCGGCGGAACCAAACCGTTTTGCGCACCCGAAACCGGCAACGGGTGCACCAAATCCACGCTGGAATCGGACGCATACCATTGGACAAAAAATAAAAAAGAGAACGACGTGTGGTCATTAGGGATCATGTTTTTCACAATATTGCTATTCGGCAAATGCTATTTTTATCAAAAAGATTACCCCCCCGACTTTTTTGATTCGGCCACCGGTCGCATTACCCCATCCTATTTCAACCAAATCAGTGATGAACCGATGCGTGATTTGTTTCGGCGCACACTCTGTCCAGCCGACGAAAGAATCACCGCTGTGGAATTATTGCACTTGATCAACACTATTCGTTGAAATGAGGGGCGCATTGGTTGCTGTTGCTGCAGCAGCATTATCATTCGCATTATGATTCGCATTATTGTTATCCTTATTATCCTTATTCGTCGCAGCGCCATACTTGCACGCCGTTATTTTCTTTTCAATTGCATCCCGTTTCACGTTTTGTTGCTGCAGTATCCACATGCACAGCTTGTCCAGTATGCTGACGGTGTTCATGTACGTGCGGTACTTGAAGCAGCACAGCGTGGTTATAGTTGCAACCTCGGGAAACTGCATGCTGCACCACCAGTACGCCGGAATGTAAATGATTTGCCCTGCGCGCAGTTCCACATCCATGGTCTTAATTTTGTCAAAATCCGCCCGGTGTTCGGGCTGCACGGACCACGGATTCACCGGCGACCGGAATTCAAAGTTGTCATAATCCGACACGGGAAACAGGTACTTGCTGGCATGCGGCGCAATCAGTCGCAGCTTCACGCTGCCCTGCGTCACCAAATAGTAGTTACGGTAATTCAGTTCATATCGCAGCGGGGTTTGGGTACCCGGCGATGCGCACACCACGTCATACGCGCATTTGGACACCATGTGCGGGCGCAAAAATGCGTCGTTGTATTTGAACGTTTTTACGAGACCGGTTTCTTCCAGGAAGTCGCCGTTGTTTTCGGTAATGTAGCGTGCTTCTTTGTCGCTGCGAAACGTTTCGGCAACCGCATGCAGCGTGAGCGGTACATACAAGTCGGTCGCATCGGCTTCTTCCGCGGCGTCTTTCACATTGCGGAGGCGCACATCAAATGCGCCGTAAGTGCTTCGCATTGCAGGCAGCGTGCACGATTCCATTAGTCGCTCGTTTGCGTAGTCAAACAACGCGGGCTGCCGCAAGTCACACACCTCTTCCAATTTGTCCTTGGACGGTTGATCAATTTCATACACTTCCAGGTCGTTGCTGGTCTTCAAATGAAAATAAATGTGCAAGTAGAGGAATAGCACCACGCAAAACACGAGCACAGCCAGTATGGATTGCATGGAATAAAAACTGTACTGTAAAAAATATGAAAATATGAATGAATAGTTAAAGTTAATAGTGTGTATTACCTATTTTTTAAATGCTTATTTATATGCAAGACTAATTTCATATAAATTTTACGAGATGCAGCTGAGTTGCATGATTTATTTCTCTGTAACTTCCAATTCCACATTCACAATGGATGCTTCTTCAGCCGCACCAGCTTCAGTCGCACCAGCTTCAGCCGCACCAGCTTCAGTCGCACCAGCTTCAGTCGCTTCAGCTTGAGCCGCACCAGCTTCAGTCGCTTCAGCTTGAGCCGCTTCAGCTTGAGCCGCTTCAGCTTCGTGAGCTGATTCGGATGGTTTAACCGCGTCAGATTCAATTGCTCCGGATGATTTTTTAACTGCCGGATCTTCGTGAACAAGATTATGCACTTGAGAGAAAAGTTTCAACAACATTATGTTCATTTCATTGATGGTTTTCTGCTGGGCATGCAGCAAATCGCGTAGTTCACGATTTTCGGTTTGCACAACATCAATTTGTTCAATGATTTCCGACAAATTTGAATTATCCATGATATTGTCCACAACGCCAGTTATAAAATCAGGATCAGACTTAATATGGTCTAGGTGGTTAACGCTAGAAACATCCGAAGACCCGGTTTCAATACAATTCAAACGGTTCTTGATCTCATCAATGGATTGGGCTTGCTGAAACAAAAGATTGTCCATTTGTTTCATGACGTAGATGGGCGGTGCAGGCCATGTTAACTTGGGCGGTTGCAATTGTGTGTTTTGTTTTTGGGTTTGAGTTTGGACTGGGTGTGGTTGTTGTTGTTGTTGTTGTTGTTGGTGGTGTTGCATTTGTTGCATTTGTTGCATTTGTTGCGGTTGATATTGGTATTGCTGTTGCTGTTGCTGCATGTGCGGAGCTTGTTGCTGCATGTGCGGAGCTTGTTGCTGCATGTGAGGAGCTTGTTGCTGCATGTGCGGTTGCTGTTGCAATCGGATTTGTTGCTGCTGCAAATATTGCTGGCGCTGTGCAGGACTCAAATTTGCTAAAGGTATCGCACCAGGCACCGGCCGTTGCATTTGTTGTGGTTGCATGGGCATGGGCATGGGCATGGGTTGATTGGGTTGATTTGCACGACGCTTCTTTGCGGCAGAAATGGAAGCAGAACTACTCATGTCTTGAACAATATAAATGCATATGATACTATTATTTCATATTCTTTTCGCATTTAAGTATTTTGGTTAGACTTATTGTCGCTATTGTCGCATCGTCATTGGAATGGCCTCGTGGCATTGGTATTCCTGCACCTCAAAATCACCCACTTGGTAGTCGTTTATGTCGTCATGCATCGCACGAATCGCAATTTTCGGGAACTCGTGCGGCTCCCTTTTACATTGTTCTTTCAGCGCCTCCACGTGATCGTCGTAAATGTGTGCGTTGCCCAAATGGTATACAAACTCGTGTGCGTCCAGATCGCAATGGTGTGCTAAAAGATGGGTCAGCATGCTGTACGACGCGATGTTGAACGGGACGCCCAGTCCCACATCCCCGCTGCGTTGATACAGCGAGCACGACAGTCGGGTGCCGTCCGTCACATGGAACTGCGCAAGCACGTGACACGGCGGCAGCGCCATTTCGGACAGCTGACACGGGTTCCACGCCGACATGATGAGCCGGCGCGAAGTGCGCTGCTCGGGATCCTTTAGCGCATCAATGATTAACTGCAGCTGATCCACGCCCTTCTTAGAATCATTATTATCATTTTTAGAATCTTCGTAATCCCCCCCAAAATTCCGCCATTGAAACCCGTAAATCGGTCCCAGGTCTCCCTCGGCTCTGTGAACTAGTCCGCGGCTGTCCAGAAACTCGCGCGACGCATTGCCGTCCCAGATGTGCACGTTTTGCGCTTGCAGCAGCCGGTTGTCCGTTTGTCCGCGAATGAACCACAGCAGCTCTTTTAGGCACGTCTTCCATGCCAAGCGCTTTGTCGTCAAGAACGGCACCCGGCGGTCATTTAGCGAAAAGTGCATGGCCGCGCCAATCGCAACCAACGTGACCCCGTTGCGCCCCTCTTCACGTGTACCATACGAGAGAATATCCTCTATTAAATTGAGATACTGATTTTCTTCGTGTCGCAGAGGGAATTCGTGGATTGTGGGATGAGTGATAGAGATAGACGCCGTCCGATATTTGTTGTACTCTGCCAAGGTTTTCAACATTGGGTTATTGGTTTATTGGGTTTATGGTTTTTGTGTGTGATGGATCTGGGATAATTGGGCGATAATCATTTATATCATTGTTGACATTTTCATTTTAATTTCTCTCGTCATTGTAAATAAAAAGAGGTAATCATGGACGCCATTGAAATTACGGCCAAGGACACCGCTTCCGCGAGCGGTGGCTTCTTTAAGCAAGTATTTAAGCTAAACGAAGACGCGCAGGGCGAAGTTTTAAACATGATGCAGTACGTGGCCATCGGGTTTGTGCCCGCCATTATCGTGATTTACGTAATTCGGTACTATGTGCCCGATCCGGATGATGACAAGGGCAGTTTGACCATTCTGGCCGAGATTTTCGCACAGACGTTCGGCATGCTGCTCGGCATTTACTTCATCCACCGCATCATCATTTACTTCCCCACGTACAGCGGCATCAAGTATGAGCGCTTCCACATCATCAACATCCTCATGGTGTTCGTCATGATCCTGTTTTCCATTAAGACGAAGCTGGGCGAGAAGGCGCAGATTCTGGTGGAGCGCGCGGTGGACATGTGGTCGGGCAACGGGGCCAAGGCGGGGCCCGCGAAAGGCCAGGGTCAGGGCCAGGTGCGCGTCACGCAGCCCATTACGGGCTCCATGGCGTCGGGCGTGCCCATGACGGCGCCGCCCCCTCCCCCGCAGCTCACGAACAACCGGGCGCAAATGGGCATGGGCATGGGCAATGCCATGAGCGGCATGGTGAAGGACTTTAACGCCATGTACACCGGCGGCGGGCCGCAGCAGCAGCAGCAACCAATGATGGACTTTGAGCCCATGGCCGCCAATGAAGCTGGCTGGGGTAACTCTAGTCTCTTTTAAGCGCATCTAAAAAAAATATATTAACCTATTGTATAACAATACTTTAACATTATCTTATAATGCCCAAAGAAACCAAACACGTGTATTCAGGAAGCCTCAATTATGATGAAAAAGGCAACTATTATGGAGTTTATACACCCAGTGCGGTTGGATACACTCCATCAGGACGAACTTATTATCACACGAGTGACGGCAAAATACAATATAATAAATATAATAGTCGTGGTGGAAAGTCGCGTCGCGGTCACAAAAGATCTTCCTGTCCTTACTCAAAAAAAGGTGGATGGAGATCATGTGAAAAGGAAATTATGAGAAGCGATTGCGAAGGCAGAGCTGAATGCAAGTGGGAAAGAAACGGTTGCGAACTTGATGAAGGCTATGTGATAGGCCTGGGTGCGGCTATTTCAAATTTCAATCGTGGTGGAAAGTCGCGTTCCAATAAACGCGGTCGTCGCGGTCACAAAAGATCAAATAGGAGAAAATCCAGAAGCCGACGATGAAAATGCCCGGCTTACCCAATGATGTGTGTTCAAAAAATTATTTTATAATTTTATTGTAAATAAAATGTCCGACAGGAATCGGTCTCAATCTCCTCATCCTCCTGGCAGGTCGGCCAGGTCTCCGGCCAGGCCCCCCAGACAACCAAATACAGGCCCCAAAGTATTGACAAGACCATCAAATGCATCAACTGGGTTCACTGAAGCCTTTAATACAAAACAAATAAAAGATATTGTAATTGTAGTTTGTCATGGGTCTAGTAGGTTAGAACCATTCGGTAGAGAAACCAGAGAACCGTGTAAAACTGTATTTGACACCATATTCGGATGCGAACTGGGCATGTCTACGATTTTAATGACGAGTTCATATGAACTATGTAAAGAGATGTTTGCCCCCCCGTTTACAACCGACGGGAGTAAACTGATTCAAAGACTTAAACAATGGGATCCTTTACTTTTACACCCATATACAACATTAACTTTTAAATCAATGAATGAGCCTGTGACTGAGTTGGATCTATTCCAACCTGGATTTTATAGATATGCAGATATTGATGATGGAATATTTCATTTTTCCATGTCGTCTCACCCGCCCGGTACACACGAGCAGGTTAAAGCGTTAAATATTGCAGACAGAATGTTTTTAAAACAAAATCCTGCAATAAAACAAGATTCAGAATTTAAATTTTACACGGAGTCTAATTCATATACAACCAGATCCAACCAAGACATCAAACTATCCGATTTAATTGGTCCCGAAGGTTTCCTTGTACAATCTTTTAATCCTGATACTACGGCTGTGATTATTTTGGCTTGTCGTAATGTTCTATTTGATAATTACGGAAATATTGCGATTCAAAGCCCTAGTCCTGCCTCAACCCACGCGAGTTCTGGATGGAGTCCTGCATGGAGTTCTGTTAGTCCTGCCCGTTCTGAATGGATTAGTTCTGTTAGTCCTGCCCGTTCTGATCCAAGTATTGCATGGAGTCCTACCCGTTCTGATGGATCTCCAAGTCCTGCCCGTTCTGATGGATATCCAAGTATTAAATGGAGTCCTGCCCGTTCTGATGGATATCCAAGTCTTGCCCGTTCTGATGGATATCCAATTGAATGGAGTCCTGACCCGGATTGGTTACGCGAAAGTCCTGATCGTGGTAGTGAGTCGGGCGGCACCAAGCGCAAAAGCAAAACTAAGCGCAAAACTAAGTGCAAAAGCAAAACTAAGCGCAAAAGCAAAACTAAGCGCAAAACATGTAAAAAAACGTTGTTGAATTAAAAATTAAAATGTCATTACAATAATAATGACACATAAAAAACATCTACATGGAGGGATGCGTTTGGGGGACGTTTCCGGTTTGCCAGACAAGCCAACTTACGATGACATCATAAAGGCATTAATTTCCAATGTTAACAGTTGCCGTGTTATAAGTGACACAAGTAGACATTCATTCGTGGTTGAGTTAACCATGCGAAATTTTAATTTAATAAACGCATACGGGGTTAAAGTGAATCAATTTTGTGTAAAATTATTATTGGTCAACCGTGATGGTGTTGGCGAATACAAGTATAATGAACACAAAAAATCCGTCATGTCAATGAGTGAGGCGGAGGATGAACCAAGATGTCAAAAACGTATATTTACAGAGTTACATTCAATTGTGCCAGATATAATTGCCAATATGATTATGGATAAAGAGAAATTTATAAAGATTTTTGGTCGCTTATTTCCCGCAGCCGAAGCAGCCGAAGCAGCCGAAGCAGCCGAAGCAGCCGAAGCAGTTCATGTAGACCAACTGTTGCCCGTGGGTATTCTCAATTTTATTAAGGACGCAATATCAATCACGCATGTCAACGTTATTTTGATGGAGCTATTTAACGAAAGTATGTCGTTTGTACCAATTTATAGATTGCGCACTATTGATGCAAACGTGTTCAAAAAAGCCAATATTCGTATGGCAGCCCAACTTGCAACTATTTTGTTGATATTACATATCGGGTTATACGACGCTCATACAAACAATGGATTATCAACACTAACCGGAGATCGTGGGGTCATAATTGACCTTGGAAAATGTGATGACTGGAATTTGTTTGTGCAGTCTAATCATTATATTGAGGATTGGTTTCGCGAATTTGATGCGGGTCCGAAGTTGAATGGGTTGATTAAAGATTTTAGTGTATTTTTTGGATTGAAACCGCCTGAATATCCAGAAGATCCTGATGATTTAATAGATTATTCAAGTGTTACTGATGCATTTCACCAAAATATAGACTTTATTCGGAATTTCGATGTATGCCATGAGTTCACCATTGAAAATGTACATCTTACATTGATGATGTTGGCGCTAATGGATTTTTTTAATTGGGGACTTCAGCATATTCAGTGTTTACACGTCATACAATCGGTGTATCCTAATAAAACCATTTCAACATTTAGGGATTTTTTAAAAATATTTACAATCAACCCTCCAGAATTGCATCATTTGGATATGGTCGTTGGTTTCATGAACGAAATTGTTGAAACATCACGCCGGAGCAAATGTTCTTTAGCAGCAGCAGCTGACGCGGGGGGATCACGACACAAAAAACGGATTAGGCGCAAAACACCATTATGTCGTAAAAAGACCATTCGGCGCAAAAAAAAGGCATTAAAATCCCGGACAAATAGATTATGTTATCGTAAATATAGGAATAATTATTAAATGGTAACTATTTAGGAATAAATTTGCCGAATTTCGGCAAAAATTGAATTATATTATATCATGCCATAATATAAACCAGCCAATACAACAATCCAATCCAATCCAATCCAATCCAATCCAATCCAATCCAATCCAATCCAATGCCCACTTATACTTGCGAAAAATGCGCCCGAGTCTTCAAGCGCAAGAGCGCTTACGACGACCACAAGACAAAGAAGACCGATTGTGCTCATAACACGGTACTAGCCACGGTCATTGAAGCAAAAGTCAGCCAAAAAGTGAAGGAGGCAATTCACGCCATGCAGCAGCCCAAAACGGAAGTCACACGGGAAAACAAGGGCGCATTCTTTGAGAATTTGCACAATCTTCTTTGGAACAACGCCGGTTTGAATCCAGAAAATGCTTTGCAGCACATGATCTTCTTCTTCGCATATCGTCTCATTGAGCAACAAGCGGACATGCTCAATTTGCCTCAAGTTTGCCGCTGGTCATTCATCGCCAGTCTTACAAATGAGAATGACATTTTTGAGGCAATCCGGAATGGAGTTTCCGAATTTCGCAAACGTCCCGAAACCAAACCGTTCTTCAAGCAGCACGAAATTCAAAGGGCAGACGTTGTATTTGAAATCGTTCAGCAAATCAACCGCATATCCCTTGCGGTTCTACAGGAAACGGACACCCTTGGCGACATTTTTGAATACATGCTCGGTCGGGGTATGAGCACAATGTCCGACGAGGGTCAGTATTTCACAAACCGCAGTATCTGCAATCTGGCATTCAAACTGGCTTATTCAGTGAAGAAGACGCTGCGCAGGGCAGACGGAACTCTATGCACATTTGCAGACTGGTTCTGCGGCACTGGTGGTTTCCCGGCCGAATATGTCAAAGGGGTCAAGGCAAACCTTCCAACGGTGGATTGGAAGAAGGATGCAGGGTCAATTTACTGCCAGGACATGAACGTGTCTAGTGTCACTACTACGCTCCTGAATCTCCTCATTCTCACAGGCATTCCATTCAGTGCAGATAAGATTCGCAGTTCTAACTCATTCCAAAATCCAATCACGATAGGTGCCGGTGCACCATTTGACGGTCTCGCGATTGACTATGGTTTCATGAATCCTCCGTACGGTGGCGACAAAAGCAAGGGGAAGGACTACAAGTTCAAATACAGCAAAACAATCAAGGCGGATGACGGAAGCACAACCAAGAAGTTCTTCGTGAATCCGGAAATTCAGAGTATTGGCATTGAAGATGACGACAAAGTTTCGGCGGGTGTTCAATTGTTAATGGCCACTCTGTCTCCGCACGGAGGCGTGGGCTGCATTGTGCTTCCGCAAGGTTTCTTCTTTGGCGCATCCAAGAAGTATGTAGAACTTCGCAAGAAAATTGCCGAGGAATACAAGATTTGGTATGTCGTGGACATTGCGTCCGGTTCATTCCTTAACACGGGAACCAAGACGTCCATGATGGTGTTTCAAAAGGGCGTGGGTCCCACGGAGAAGGTGTCCTTCATTGGACTGGACGAGTCGTTGCTCGCCGAAGCCACGCTTGACGATTTACGATCCAGCAACTATTCTTTGAAGTTTAAGCAGTATCTGCCCCAGAGCGTGTTGGAAGTGGAGGAGGGGATTCAGATGGTGAAGTTGGGCGACGTGTGTGAATTGAAAACGGGGACCTACATCACCAAGAGCACCTCAACCCCGGGGGAATACCCAGTCTATGGTGGCGGTGATGCCGGAGCAAAAATTTCGGAATTTAACAGAGAAAATCGTTTTGTGATTTCAAAAGACGGGGTTTCAGAGAAATGCGTTCGGTATGTTAGCGGCAAGTTCTTCCTGAATCATCACGGATGGACATTTGATGTGAAGCCCAATGCAAACTATTTGTACGTGGGGTATTGGCTACTCAAAAATCAACCGGCGATATACAGTCTGGCGGCAGGGACTGCGCAAAAAGGCATCAACATGGATTCATTTCTTGGAATGGACATCCCCCTCCCGTCGCTTGAGCGCCAGCAACAAATTGTTGAAGAAATTGACGTATTCACTGAACTTGCTCAGTGTGAGGAACACACGCTGAAAACCCTTGAGAAACTCATAGTGTTCCAGATCAGAGAGATGAGCACCACACAGCCTCGCGTGCGGTTAGGGGATGTGTGTGAAATTCGTAGTGGGAAAACGTTGACGAAGGACCAACTTGAAGGCGGTGATGTCCCTGTCATTGGTGGCGGAGTTTCACCGATGGGATACCACAGCGTTCACAACAGAGAGGCCTACGCGGTTGTGTTGGCCCAAGTTGGATCTGCTGGCAACGTCTCCAGGTACCCCGTGAAAACTTGGATCACAAACAATGGAATGACGATTCATCCCAAGGGCACCGCCTCCACCTCCATTTCAAATGACGACATGCTGTATTATATACTGAAACCAATTCAGGACGACATCAAAGGGCTGGCGGAAGGGACTGCCCAGCCCAAATTAAGCGCTTCATCAGTGCTATCCCTTGAAATTTCCCTCCCCCCGATTGCCGAACAACAATCACTCCAGCCCATCCTTGACGATATCAGGCACAAGCATGAAAAAATTAAAATGTATACGGCGAAGGCACAAGACGCCATCCAGCGACTGATTCCTGGCGCTTAAAAGCACACACACACACACACACCGGCCATATCACCACACAATTTCGTCTTCAATCCCGAATTCATTGTCCCAATTTGTATAATCTTCATACATATCGCCAGGATTTGCGGGCAATGTTAACATGTTTTTTTGCATATTTTTGTATTGACTCCATGACACAATTCCTGCATCCCTGCACACGCTGACCCACTCATGTTTCGTTTGTGGAAATGCGCTTGTGTCCACACCCAGAAAGTGATACCAAGACACCCAATTGTCCTTGAAATATGATTTGGGGTCCGCAATAAATTTGGAATGTTCGGATGATCTTTCTTTGTATTCGTTCTTTGTGACGAGCCCTAGTTCCCGATTCAATGCCCGAACTATGTCATATTTTTCCTTGGGCGCGGCGCGTTCATATTCTTGGCGTAAATACATGCATTGCATGCGTTCAACCGTTTCGTCAATGGAGTAATTCATGCCATTGTCAATTTGGAGCGGGACCAAGAAACGCGTGATCACTTCGCGAATTTTTTGTTTGGTGATGACAGCTGAACCCGAAGTTGTCAGCATGAAATTTGCAAAATCAAGAAGTATGCTGGCCATTACATCTTCCGGTGCATCGGCGTCATCTTGGCCGCGTGTTTTCACGGCTACACACCAACCTTCTTTGTTATCGTATTCCGCGTCCTTGCGAAGAGCGCGTCCCATGATCTGAACAAACACGTTTGTAGCAATCGTTGAATTGAACAACACAGAGGTCATCTCTATGCCCTTAATGTCCGAACCCTGGCGGTATCGTTTGCATGCGAATAGTATGCGCGGCGAACCGTCAGCTGCGTCATCTATAAACTGCGTGTCGCTTCTTGCGCCATCCACTATTGTGTGCGATTCCCCCTCGGTTGCATTCTCGGGTTCAGGTTCGGGTTCATCCGCGCGTTTAACTGCCATGTAAATGGTTGCGCGTCGGTTAAAATGTTGAAGCGCGCAACGAACGGCGTTTTCCACATCGGCAATTGTCTCTAAATACACTATGATCTTTCCGTACTTCCATGTTCCGTGTGCCATTTTTTGCACAATGCTTTGTGCAACTATACCGACAAATTCGGAAATGCGCGTGCCGCATTCAACCACGTTTGCAATGATTTTTGGCTGCGCGATCCAACCCTCTTGCACGGCTTCATCCATTTCGCATTGGTGCAAAACGGACAACGGGGACCCGAACAGTTGGTGCAGACGGGCATGCTGATCGGAATTGCAGGTTTTGGGGGTGGCGGACGTTCCGGTGAAATATGTAAATTTGGGAATCCATTCCATGAGCAGCCCAAAGAACTGCAACCCTGTGCTTTGTTGCACTTCGTCATAATGACAATGGTCAATGGGTGGAAGCATGTCCCACTTCTTGCGGTCGGTTAGGGATGCATGCGTTGTTATAATCAGAACGGGTTTGTCGGTCGGGCACTCGCGCATTGCATCCACGAATTGGGCATCGTGCCCGGAAATGATAACGATCCCCCATTTTTCTAATTTTTTAATATGAGCAATGATCGTATTCAAAATGTCATTTTGTGGTGCAATCAGCAAGCCTCTCCAGATTTTATCTTGCGTTTTCGCTGAACAACGCAGGAATGAAATGAAGAACAATGAAAGCATGCCGATTGTTTTGCCGACTGCGGTGGGCCACTGCACAATGCCTGTGTATGCGTCCATAACGGATGTTTTTTCCATAAAGGCATTAAATAGCTCGGATTGAATGCGACGAGGCGCGTGCCAAGGGTTCAGCATGTGACCGAAGTAGTCTTTGTATGGGTCATATGCTGAAATTTCAAATTTTTCGGTTGTTTCGGTTGTTTCGGTTGTTTCGGTTGTTTCGGTTGTATTCGTTGGTTTGGTTGGTTTGTTTGCGGCGCGCGTTTGCATGGTTAACAGTTGGGTTTCCCGTGACATGGCATCATCCGATTGTTGCAAATCCTGAATGTCGTCCAGCGTGCATTCCCGCATAAAGACCGGCAGCGAACGAATGAAATCGTCCACGCGGTCAGGGGAGTCCAGCTCAAACCACTCTCGCCGCCGCCGATGCGTTTCAAATTGGGAATGCAGGTTGGACTCAATTGCGCGCAGTTCCGCGAGAGAATTGACGCGGACTTGATACAGCCTTTCAAAATATAATTCATCCAGGTCGCAGCAACTGGTCAAATACGTGTTCAACCGATGATGCGGAAGCGTGCTTAGTCCGATTTTGCGACGATGGTGTGATTGTTTGTATGGAGAAGTCAAAATGTAAATGTATCCGACAAATGAAACGAACGCAGGAATGTCCATGATTTGAATATCTAATGCTAATTAATCCGATGCTTAATTTGAATCAATTTTTTAAATTAGTGTAAATTCACGTTTTATTTATGTATGTTGTTTGCACGCGTACTAACACTTTTTTCTTCAAAAAGTATTTCAATCCGATGTCAACCCCGAAATGCATACGTTTGAAAAAAATTGATTTGCAAAGTTCAAATTACAACATTGTTCAGCGATTCCATTACGACACGACATACAATATGGCAAACCAGCACATGAATATGCCAGGATTTTTAAGCAATCAACTAGATACAGGAGTCACCAATCTTGCTGCTATTTCAGAAGAAATTGACAATTCGTTGTCGGCTGGTTCCACCGAGATCAGATTGCATTTATCCAACGATGCTATTATCATGTCCGACAATGGCCATGGAATGAATGAGGAGAAGCTTACCCAGTCGTCTTTGTTGCATGACCGAACAACTTCAAGTGGTGGTCGTCATGGCCGGTATGGGTTTGGTTGCAAACAAGCCCAAATCACACTGACAAATTTGGAAAGACCTGTGAAAAAGTTCTCTTCAACTGGAACAAGAATTTCACAAATTACGATTGATTTCCCGAAAATTTTGCAAACGGGAGTGTATAGTCCATTCGCTCATGGAATTGAAGAGGAGTCTCGCCCCATTTGGGATCAACATGCAATCAATCCATCTGGTACTGGAACAATGTCACATATGTGCATTCCCCATGCCAAACGAGCCGAATTGATGGAACTGTTCAAAAACGAAACAGTCATGGGACTTCGGTTTAACCTTGCAACCACCTACCGCGATGCACTCACCAAAGGTGTCAAAATTTGCATTCAAATTGGAGACATTCAACATCAAATTCATCCCATTGACCGGCTGTGTACATCACTTGCACTTGCATCACTTCCACTTCCGACCGATGTCCAATTCAAACATGCGTCCATTGAAATGGACCATTATAAAAACCCAACAACGGGCGAATATGTTGTGCACACTGTTTCATCCGATGGAGGACGAATGTGTTTAGACAAATCAAACAAACTTGTTTCGGTTCCAGAGCTGTCAATTGGGTCGTTTGACCACATCGGTCATACCAAATGCTCGGTGGCGTTTTCGGATGACTGGAACAAGTTGCAAAAAGATGTTCTGGAGAAAAATGGCATCACTCCTTTGACCAAAGGGAAAACTGGAATTCAAACGTTCAGAGACAAAACAAATGGAACAGAATTGGTGCGTAATGGCAAAATTATAACACATTTCCCCACAAAGTACAAAAATGTTGCAAACAAATTGAAAAAATACTGCGAGTCAACGCGAACACGCATTGAATTTGTTGCAAACGAACGAATGGATGGGATTTACGGTGTGCAAGTGAACAAGTCACAAGTGATTGAAGATGACATTGATCGCAATGTGTTGAAAACAATTGAGCGTGTTAGAAACCTCTTTATCGATGAATGCTGCAAAACACTACATTGTGATGTGGTAGAGGATTGTTCGGATTCTGACTCGGAATCAGTTGCATCCGTTCGTTCATCCGCATCAGTTCGCTCATCCGCATCCGCGTCCGTTCGCTCACCGGTTGCCCCTGTTGCCGTTGCTGCTGCCCCTGTTGCCGTTGCTGCTGCCCCTGTTGCTGCTGCCCCTGTTGCTGCTGCTCCTGTTGCTCCTGCTCCTGTTGCTCCTGCTCCTGTTGCTCCTGCTCCTGTTGCCGTTGCTCCGGTTACTCCGGTTACTGCCTCGGCTTCAAATTATCATTCAGATACGTCTGATTCAGAAAGTGTTTCAGACAGTGAAGGGATGATGATGGGTGGAGCTGCTTCAGTGGAACACCAGGCTCTTCCAAACCTTGTCCCGGATTCGGTCCGAGAAGTTGGACCGTCGGTGCACCAACGAATCACTCGTGCAAAGGGGGAGAACATCATAGACCATTGGCGCAATTCGGGCGAACACCAAGCGACATTTGACAAAACTATGGATGACATGATCAAATCATATCAGGACAAGTGTGCGCCAGATCAAATACAAGACATGCTCGCCGAACTCAATCCATCAACTAAATGCAAGATACTACTCGCTCTCATCAAAAGGAAACACCCATTGCCCGAAGACGACATGCGGAAAGGCATTGAATTGTTTCGCACATATTGCGATGCATTCGGCGACGCCGCAGTTGCCGGCTTGTAAATCATGCAAAAATCATGCAAACAAAACAATAAAAATATGTGCTTCATTTACTAACACTTTTTTCATTTCATTTCATTTTATTTCACTTTTACTTTTACATCAATTTAAACCAATGAATTGTGTACATCATCGTCATGTAGATGAATATCACAAGGAAAAATTGGATGGGAGCCAATATGTACAGTTTATTTGCACCAATGATGCCTTTTTTTATCAATATTGCATCAACCGCATTCATGAACAAAAATAAACTGGTGAACATGATTGCAGTCATCAACGACTTGTAAAAAAACTTCAAAAACAGTTTCATTTTAATTTGATTGGATTGGATTGGATATCTGGTTTATATAAATAGACATTTTAATTCGCGGGATTCATGCCTGTATGGTTTTAATCCCTAAATACGCCGAATTAAACGCGTTGATGGCATTGAATAATTCGCGCGTGTCGTATTCCTGAATTGGCGGCGTTCGGTTCTGCTGCGCGATGACCACGTGCTCCGCATCGGCTTCTACAATCAAAGCCACGTGCCCGTATTTCAACTCGTCCGTGGGCTGGGGGTCCCAGAACAGCATGGCGCCAGGCCGCAAATAATGCAACGCATTCCTAACATACGGGTAAACGTAAGTCTGCAAGGACATCGGTTTCGTGCCCGGGTGTAAAGGCACCAGTTCGTGAATGCGGTAAAACATATCGGTGGCATCCACGACGGATGGGAATGTGAGGCCGTGCATTTGATTAAAAAACCGGCGCACAAATTCCACGCATTCAAACGGGATTCCGGCCCTCGTTTTGTACGTTGGCTTACTCAATGCATTACGATCCGATTTTACGTAGACATTCACCACCGGTGCATTCATTTGCAATTGTACAATTATACATACCACGATATAATTATATCCCGAACGAACTTTATGCAAAACACGCGCACCACTTCTTGCTCGCAATCAAAGGCAGTACTGTCAGTTTGACCAGCTTGAAACTGCTGTCCAGCATGACGATTGCTGCTTCTTCTTCCGGCCCATCCAGCGTTAGAATGAGGATGCACTTCAGCACAAAGTGCAGAAACGTGATCACCGTGTTGCTGTTCAGCGCCACTGCAGCGCCCGCTGCTGCATTTTCGGAAAACAGCGTGATGCAGTCATGAATCAGCGCGAGGAAGTGCGGCGCATCGCTCATGTCAATCTTGCCGTCGGCCATGATGTTGGAAAATGCGGTTTGCATGACGGAGCTTATGGTGCGGCGGCTGCTGTCTTGGCACGCGTACGAATTCAGCTGCTCCAACTCTTGCGGCGTGAGTTTGGCCTTTAATTCATCGTACACTTTGCCGATTTCGGCGCCGATCAGCGACGGTTTATCCAGAATGACTTGCAGCTTAGTGCGAAGGGCGGGCACATTTAGGATCATAGCAAAAATAACGTCCTGCACCATGCCGATCAATGGATTTTTGGCAGCATCGTCATTGGCTACATTGGCTACATTGGCTGCACTGGCATCAATGACTTCTGTTATAGTAACCGATGACGATGACTCATTTGACGCAGGCGCGGCACTAACAATCATACTATTGCGTGCGGCCGGTATGGAAATACCAAGCACTGCATTGGTTCTTAAATTATTGTTGGTGTTAGGGCGAATCATGACTCCGCCACTGGGGCCAATTACACTTTCCCCTTGGATCGGAATGAAGTGATGTGGTTGCTGTGGTTGCTGTGGTTGCTGTGGTTGCTGTGGTTGCTGTGGTTGCTGTGGTTGCTGTGGTTGCTGTGGTTGCTGTGGTTGCTGTGGTTGCTGTGGTTGCTGT